TCGGCGACGATTTCTTTGATGTCCTTCGCTTTGAGGTAACGCCCGAGCCGTTGCTGGAGATAGCGAATGTCAACCTTCTTGTTCTTCAACCTACCGGTACGGATGCGATCTAAGATCCGCCTGATCCACCGGCTGCGCTCGGTCTCGGGCAAGGTATTCCGCGTATTTGCGTAAAGCCGTTCCCCAGCAAGCTGTGCGATGCCAGCGCCCCAATAAACATCACCCACATCGATTGTAGCGGACTGATACCGGTCACCAGCTGCCCGGATGGTGGCGAGGCGGATAGCAGTCTCAGCGGCGCGAGCGAAGAAGGGATCTAAATCAGGCTCCTGATTAGTACGGTCGTAAACCATGTGGGCAAAGTCGAGATATTCCCTCCGGGCTACATCATTCGCCCAAGCAAGCTGGGTAAACTCCTGCTCGATCGGCAGCTTGATATTGATGCATTCGACCTCGGTACCGTACCAGCGGTAGAGCATGCGACACCTGTTCGCGAGCTCAGGTGGCACCTCCCTGGTCGGCAACCGCGGCTCCGTATCCTTGGTCCGCAACCTCGAGCTCAGCACCAAGAAGCGATTGATCAAGCCGTTGTCGATCGACTCCCCTTGTAGCGCCTGAAACAGCTCGTCAGGCGTGCTGGTGCCAAAGATGCTCAGACTAGGGGTATGCACTTGCTCAGCTTCGCGATCAGCCCATTCCGGCATCGGCGCTACCGCGAATGAGGTACCCCACAAGTTGCGCAAGGTGCTGGAGATCTCCCGCTCATGCCCGGAGGCGCCCTTGGCCGTGACCTTGGCGAGGAAGGCACCAATCTCGTCGGAGCAGCACAGCGACAACGGCTTGCGCATGACGAAATTGCACAGCGCCGACGCCGACATAAAGCGACCGGACCCGATATGCTCCCGCGCGCCGGCGGCAATCAGCAGCTCACTGATACAGTTAATCGGGTGTTGCTTACCGGCGCCGGTCGGCGCGACCGCGACGGTGTAGAGGTGGGTCGCTGACCAGGTCGGGCCCGCGACGCGGCGGCCGATCAGGGTGCCGACCAGCGGGATGGCGGCCGCCAGGGCGAGCACGCGGTTGGGGCGGCGCGCGGTCGCCAGGATCCACTCGATCACCTCGCCCACCACGCCCGGCACGTTGCGGGTGTAGGAGTCGAGCTCGTCGATCGGCGCCGTCGGCTCGAGCGCGGATGCTGGCTCCGCGATCGGCTCTTTGACCGGCTCCTTGGGCTCCTCGGTGACCGACTCCGCGATCGGCTCCTTGGCCGGCTCCTTGGGCTCCTCGGTGGCCGGCTCCGCGATCGGTTCAACCGCAATCGGCTCGGCTATCGGCGCCGCCGGCGTTTGGCCCAGCACGGCGGCCGCATCGACGAGCTGGATCCGCTCGCCGGCCCAGCCGGTGTGGTCGCTCAGGAACTTGAATGCGGTGTCGAGATCGCAGTCGTCCGCCGCCATGACCAGGTCGAGCGGCGTGTAGGTGAAGCCGCTGCCGCCGTCGCGGCCGTCGCCGAAGTCCTTGATGCCGGTGGGATGGATGGAAAGATTGCACTTGCGCAGCTCGAGCGCCCGCCCGGTCGAGCTCTCGCGCCAACGCGCGACCGCCGCATAGCCGCCGGTGTCCGACCGCCGCCGGCACTTGTAGAGGCCGAGCTTCGGCACCCAGCGATCCAGGTGCTCGAGCGCGAACTCGTTGAGCTGCCGATGCGGCGTGAGCTCCCTGTCGTCCGCGTCGAACGCGGCGGCGCCGCCATTACCGATATTGCCCGCCTTGACGGATTCCGGCTTCCAGCCGAGCGGCCCGAGCGCGGCGTCGATGGCGGCGATCACGTCCGCCGGCAGGAGCGGCAGATCCTTGGGATCGAAGGCATCGAGCGGCGGGCCCACCCAGCGATACGGCAAGCCGGTCTTCTCGTGGATGGTCGGCGGCAGCACCGTCTGCCGGCCGTCGGCAATGATGTCGCAGACCCGCCTGCCGGCGATGTTCCATGAGCGCGAGCTGACGATGTCGGGGCCGTAGTAGAATCCGGTCTCGCCCTTCTGCCCGATCTTCTTGACCGGCGTCGGCGGCAGCACATTGGTGATCGCGGTCTTGATGGCGTCGCCGTCGGTGTCGATGTCGACGCCCACGAGCCCGTGCGAGGACTTGCCGCCGACCACGCCGATGCCGGTGTCGCCCTTGCTCCAGGTGGCGAGATCCTCGGCGCTAGGCTGGTGCCCCAGATAGCGCTTCTGCCAGCCTGGTAGCGGCACCCAGATGCCCGCGCAGAAGAACCCGGGCGCCTTGCTGCCGGCGATGATCGGAATGGCGCCGTAGCCGCGCTTGATCAGCGGCGGCGCGTATTCGGCGTAAGCTCCCATCTGCACGCCCTCCTCAATATGGAATCGAGTCGTTGATCGGCGGCGGCGGTGTCGGCCGCACATTGATGCGATTCATGTTGCGATCGAACTCGCGCACGTCGCCGTTCTCGAGCTCGACGCGATAGGCGACGATCTCCCAATACTTGCCCGCCGGCGCGACCTGGATGTGCGTCACCGGCAGCAATTCGTCCTGCCGCTCGAGCGCTTCGTTAACGGTGCGTGGCGGAGACTCGCCGCCGGTCATCTGCCGCCACCACTTCTCGGCAAAGAGCCGCGGCCAATCCTGGTGCTCGAGACAGACCCACTTACTGTGGCGCTCGAAACCGCACTGGTAGCTCACCCGCAGCGAGGGCGTGGCTTTGGCGTGGTAGAAGCAGTTGACGTCCTCGACCTCGATCCAGTCCGAGCGCTTGCGCTGGCTGGCTAGGATCTCCACCGTGTCGGCGATCGCGTTGTGCGAGATCTCGCGGCCCGGAAACACGTGGCCGCAGCAAGGGCACTCCTTGACCGCCAGCATCACGATCTCGCGGCACGTCGGGCAGGTCTTGACCGGCGCCTCGCCCTTTTGGCGCACACGATCGGCAAGTTGGATATCGACGCTGTCGACTGGCCCGTGACGCCGCACGTTGCCGGCGAAGTCTAAGATCAGGCAGTCCTTTTTCCCGTCCGCCTTGCGCGTCCCGCGACCACATTGCTGCACGTAGAGCCCGGTCGAGCATGTCGGGCGCAGCATCGCGATCATGTCGACGAGCGGAACGTTGAAGCCGTAAGAGAGAACCATCACGCTGACCAGCGCAGTCAGCCGCCCGGCGCGGAAGTCCTCGATGATGCGGTCGCGCTCGTCGGCCGGCGTCTCACCGAGCACCATCTCGGCGTCGACGCCGCGGGCACGGAGCTCGTCGCGCACCATCCCGGCATGCCTGATGCCGACGCAGTAGACCAACCAGGCGCGCCGGGAGCCCTTGTAGCCGGCGATCTCGTTGCAGGCGCGCACGACGATATCGCCCCTGGTGGCAGCGGCCTCGAGCTGGTCAGCGATGAACTCACCGCCGCGCTTGCCGACGCCGGAAACATCGATGGTCGAGTAGGTCATCTTCGACGACAGCGGCGATAGCCAACCGTCGCGGATGCCATCAGCGATGCCGTAGTTGTAGACGATGCTGTCGAAGACGCGGTCTTCGCCTTCACACAGATGCCCGCTGTCGAGGCGATAGGGCGTCGCGGTCAGCCCGGCGACCCGCAGGTCGGGCACGAGCTCGCGCAGCGTTTCGATGGTCGCGCGGTACATGCCCTGCTCGTGATGCGGGATGAAGTGCGCCTCGTCGATGATGATGAGGTCGCGCGCACCGATCGCCTTGGGATTGCGATAGATTGAGTTGACCAGGGCGAACAGGATCTGCGCATCGGTATCACGCTGACCCAGCCCCTCGCAGTTGATGCCGATCGGCGCATCGGGCCAGATCTTCAAGAGCTCGGTGATGTCTTGATCGATCAATTCGCGATTGGGTGCGGTGATCAGCACCCGCATGTTCGGGTGATCGGTCAGCAGCTGCTTGACCAGGAACGCGATGACCACCGACTTGCCGGTGCCGGTCGCCATGACGATCAGCGGATTGCCGCCGCCGTTGCGCCAGAAGACGAACAGCTCGCGCAGCGCCTCCTCTTGGTAGCGTCGCAGAGTCAGCATGGAATGCCCCGAAAAAAGTGGGTAGCTGTTGCCGCCAGCAACTACCCGCGTTGTTGATCACTGCTGCCGCCATGGCGCGCTGCCGCCAGGCGCTGCTGGCGCCGGCGCCGGCGATGGCGAAGGCGAAGGCGACGCTGATGACGACGGGGAAGCCGTTGCCGAACCTGAACCAGCCGGCTGCGGTGATGCCGATGGCGAACCCAAACCAGCCGGCTGCGGCGATGACGAAAAAGCGCCGCCCCGCCTCGGCGGCGCGTAATCGTAGGGCCGAACCTGGGTGATCTGGTTCTTGTCGGGGTAGATGCCGTCCTTGTCGCGCTTGATGCCGACGCGGACCTGCGCCGGCTTGTACAAGAGCACCTCGAGATTCTGCAGCTGCTCGATCTTGAGCGCGCGACAGATATCCGTCAGCAGATGCTGACCGATCGTAACCGCCGTCTGGTTCTGGTTGGTCAGCGTGATGTTGTGGAAGATTTTGCGCCCCTTGTACTGCTCCGTGAGAACCTCGAACACCGCGAGCAGGTAGGTGCTGGCGCTGTTGTTCAGCGCCTCCCTGTGGCTGGCCTCGACGATGTGCGCCGAGTACCAACCATTGGGGATCGGCAAGAGATCGGCGGTCCCTTCGTACAGCGAAGGGTCGAAGACTTCCGGTAACTCGAACTCGCTACTCATTTACAACCTCCATCTGTTTGGATTCGGATTCCGCAGCGATGACCTCGCCCGCCTGCGGATGCGGGAAGAACTTGCCTAGCGTCGACGCGAAGTCGAAGCGCGGGGGAATGAGGATGCGCTCGGACATGTTGAAGCGGTTCTTGGCGATGAACGCCGGGCGCGGTTCGATGTGCAGCCAGCGCGTGTTGCCGCCGTCGGCGCGATTGCGCGTCTTGCTGAAGCCGCCCTGCTCGCTCTTGATGACGACATCGGTGGCGAGGAAGCCGATCAGGTCGGCGCTGTCCTCGACCAGTGCCCGCGCCCGCTTGTGCAGCCGCAGCTGATACGAGGTGAAGGATGCGACGCGCGGATCGTTGATGGTGGTGATCTCGGAGTGCGCGATCAGGACGATGGTCATGTTGCGGGTGCGGCGCAGCCACTCGCAGCCGCGCAGAAAATCCAGCCACCACTGGTCGGCTATGACCCAGCCCTTGCCGAAGCCGGGGCTCTCGATCGAGGAGAAACCACGGTCGGCACACACCGCCGCCAAGACCAGCGGCTCGAGCTTGTCCAGGCTGTCGACGACGCATGTTTGATAGTCGTGCGGCTCATTGCCGAGATGCTTGAGGGCTTCGACGACCTGGGCGAAACTTTCGCATAGCCCGAAGGTGTCGATCTCCAACCCGCTCGGGCAGCCGTCCTCGGTCTGGACGAAGACCGGCGCGGGGAAATTCTGCG